AATACGCGCAGTTCTGGCAATGCTCGAATCGGCGTGTGATGACATCGCCCGACGCGAGCTTGAATCCCTTCTTCGCCCACTTGGCGGTTTCGGTCAGAAGGCTCTTTGCCATGTCGAGGGGGGTCGGCATCAGTGGATAAGTTCCATAACCTGTCGGTAGTTCACCGTGACTTCCTCGCCTTCCGAAATGGGCTGGGTCGCCGTCAAATCAATGTCGCCGTTCTCGCGCAGAACCATTGCGGCATTCGGAGACTTGGCATGGTTGGTGTAGCGTCCAGCAGGGGTGCGTTTACCCTCGAATAGGGCTGGTGCCACGACCTCCCCCTCAGAAAAATCCGTCGTTGCAAAAACCCCCACCCCTTGAATGGAGGACTTGCCGATCCGCACAGGCGAGGGCTCTGGAAAATCTCGCTGATCCTCGCGGTTCGCTGAGATGCGTTCAAACACTTCGGGGTCGAACCCTCGGCTTTCGAGGAACGCAAAAAAATCGGCTACATCCTCAGAGATCATTTCAGCGAGCGATTGATCTTGGCCCGGAGGGCTTGCAGGTTGGCGGGGTTGTTGTTGAGCGGGTTGCCGTCCTTGTGGTGGACATCCATTCCGTCTCCTTTTTGCACACGGCCTTCGCGTGTGAGTTTTCGGCGGGCGGCGTTGCGGTTCGCCCGTTTCTTTTTCTGATCGGGGCGGGCGTGGTAATTGTCGTATTCAGCGCGGTAGTCTCTCATAACCTTTTGTGTTTTTATTACACCTCGGGAATGCTTGCGGGGGCTTGAGGCATCGAGCGGATTTTCGCGGCAGCCTTCAGGTCTTCGGTGACGAGCTTTTGCTGCGTTGTCATCGCCTTCATTTGCATGTCGGCTTGGTGCTTCTCGATCTTCATTTGCAACTCGGCTCGGCGCTCCAAGAGCTTCTGCTGGGCCTCGGGAGAGAGTTGCTCCATCTCGGCGAGCTTCTTTTGCATCGCCACATACTCGGCTTGCATCGCGGTTTGCTGACGCTCGGCCTCGGCTTGCTCGGCTTTCTGCTGGTTCTCCATCTGGGCCCGCAACTCGTCCTGCAAACGCTGGGCGCTGGCTGAGATTTGCTGGTGGCGCTGGCGCATAAGGGCGACTTGATCTTTTCGCACGAGGTCGCTTCCGAGTGCATCGAGATGTTCGCCAAGGTGAGGCAGGAACATCTTGAAGGCTTGAAGAGCCTCCATCGGATTGCTCGCGCCTTGGGCCACGGCCTGATCGAGTTGATCCATCGCGTTGAGGTGCGTGGAGGCGTGGATGAAATGGTTCTCCCCAGGGCTTGTCGGGATTGGGCTGCCCGAGGACATCGTGGCGTTTTCGAGCACCGCGATCTTGAAGTCCAGCGGCGGGCGTAGCGCGGTGTTCGGCGGGGGCAGATAGCGATCCACCACTTCTTGCCCGAATCGGGCGGCGATCCGGTCGCGAAGAAGGTTGATGCGCCCCATCTCGTCGAGGCTCCCGAAGATCGACATCGTCTCATCGACAGCCGCCATACGCATCTGGGGCGAGCCGTAACCGATGGCGCGAACCGGCTCAACGCTGCGAACGCGGTAGATCGCCTCCTCGGGCACGCCGCGCTTGAGACAACGCTTACGGAACTCGACCGCCTCGCGGCCTCCAGGCTCGTTGGCGCTGTATCCTCGGCGGGCCAAGCGGCGGTAAGTCTCGTTGAGGAGACGCTTCCACGGGTGGTAGAAAAGATTGATGCTCGCCGAGGAGAGGATCGACTCCTTTTGCAACTGAGCGCGAACCTCGTAAGCGGTGCGGGACGCGCTGTCGCCTCCCACGGCGCGGGTTTGGTAAGCCCCTGAATTGTTCTGCATCTGCTGGGCCATGTCAGAAATCACCGGAATGATGTTCTGTTGCAAATTCGGCACAGCTTTTTCAACAATCTTCAAGCCAGGCGGGAATAGGGCGTAGGGGCCGTAATAAGTCAGCGTCAGGTCATCGAGGGCGCGGGTGCTGCTGTCGCTTGGCTGAACGATCAATGAGGATGAAAGCAACGCCCCATCCACCATGCCGCAGCGCAGGCGGTTCAGCACTTGGATGTGCGGATAAATTTTGAAGCCCAGCCCACGAATGCCGTGGTAAGTGCCGTTCCCGACCCCGTAACAAAAAGTCACCCAGCATTGAGTAGGGGACTCAAACCGCTGCTCCTTGCGGAACAGGAACGATTCCTTTGTTGCTCCGGGGCCGGTGGGGAGTGGCTCTTGGAGGAAGATGAGGTGAGACACGCAACCGCAAAATTCTTTCACCCACATGTGGACGACTTTCACGACTTTCGATTTCGCCGTGCCCCAGAGGATGTCGTTGTTCTTGAGTTCGACTTCGAGGCGTTCCCAATCCCCGAGGGAGGTTGTGGTGTCAGAAGCGCAGGCGCGTTTCAGAGCCTCGCGCACGGTCTTCACATCCCAGCCGAGTTCCTCGGCAACCTGCGGATCGCGGATGAAGGAGTAAAGCTCATCGGCGCGGTATTCGCGGTCCACCGTAGCGACCTCAATCTCACCCTCGCTGGCCCGTGTGCCGCGTGGAATGCGAAACTCGTTGAACCCCGTCACGCGGTAACGCCAGTCGATCTCGTCCTCGAAATACGAAATGGCGACGCCGTGGCTCACGAACATATCGGAGAGCCGTTGGTGGTTGAACTCAAACTCCGACCACTCTTTGAGCGTGTGGTGGAACTCCTCGCTGATCGCCTCACTCCACTCCGCCGCCTGCTCGGGTGTGCCGTAGCTCGTGCGGACGCGAGCTATTTTATCGACCGAGTTTGTCAAGTCGTAGTAGCCCGCGAGGGCTTGCTCTTTGAGCGCAGCCGCCTCGCCGAAGTCCAGATTCGTGCGATCACCTTGCCCCATTTCTTTCAGATCATTCGCATTGAAAGGGGGCGAGCCATTGAACATCCCGTCGATCAAAGCGCGGTTGCGGCTGGAGCCTTCGTCGGCCTTTTTGAGCGCGAGGTAGATCGAGCGGGCGGCGTCCACATCGCCCACGCGGGCGCAGGGGGCTTCGCCGGTCACGGGGTCAAGCCCCTTCAGTTCAAGCGGTGACTGATTCAGGTTCATCGTAAATATCTTTTTTGCTGCGTTTCTTGGGGTTCAGGGCGTCGATCACCGAGCCATCCGGCACGCCGGTTATCAAAACGGTTTCGGGGCGGATCGGAGCGGCCTCCACGCCAGCCTTCTCAGTGAAAACCAATTTCTCGCCCTGGGGCCGGTAGCCAAATGTGCCTGGCTGGTGCTGGATCAACTCGCTGGCCGACCCCTCGCGGCGCATATCAAAACGCAGCGTCACATGCCACGGAGTTTCGTTCGGCCCGTAGCCGAGTTGGCGGATCAGAATGGAATCGGCGTAGAAATCCACCGGATAAACCGAGCAAGCAGCGAGCCGGTCGGGCTCTACTTCGTGCTTTCTTGTGGCTGGATTGAGTGCCACGGATTTCTCGGTCGCCCCGAGGAAGGGAGTTTTATTTCGGAAATACTCTTTCGCGATTTCTGTGAGCCAGCCCGTGCGAGTCGGCGTGGCCTGCTCGTCAAGCCACAGCCACGGATCGGTGCAACCCACGCTGTCGAGGTAGCGAGCCGTGTCGTGGAAGAGCTTATTTCGGGAAGTATAGTTGTGGTCTCCCGTAAAAAGGTCGGCGTTTGCAAACGCTCCTTTCAGAATATCGAGCGCCTTCTCGATCTCCTCTACTTTCTGGTGCGGCCCGACGAGGAGGACATCGTGCGAGGCGACACCCCCCAGGGTAAAGATGTGCCGGTAAAGCGCGGTGGCTTTATCAGAAAAAGGGATAACGACAAGCATGGGTTAATAAAATACAAGGTTAATAATTCTTCGCAACCAATTTTTCAAAAACTTTATCGGCATTGATGTGGGCGTCCTCGATTTGCTCCACCGTGGGCTCATCGAGGTCGGGTTGACAGGCGTGGGTAATCTCATGGCGCAGTGTCGCTTTCATATCAAACTGCGGGTTCAAATAGATCGTCCGCTCGTCGTAGTTGCAAAGGCCGTGCAGACAGCGCCACTGCCCGTCTCTTTTTATCGGGGCCAGTCGCTTGATGACTAATTTCCACCAGCGCCCACGGATGCGAACCCTTGCACTCCTCATTTTTTTCTAGCCGACTCCGCGTGCATTTTGCGATGGCAGTTGCTACAAAGCACAACGCACTTTTCAACTTCCTCCAGTATATTGAACAAACCCGTAGAACGGGTCATTTCGGTGACGCTCATCTTCTTAGCCCCCGGATGTATATGATGAAAATCAAGAACATCGGCGGAGCTATTTTCACCGCACAATCGACAGCCTGCACGCTGTTTATATTTGCGGAGGAACTGAAGAACTTTTGCCCGTGTTTTATTTTTTTGCTCGGCCATTAAATTCGTGCTCTGGTCGCCTCGAAGTGCATGGCATCGTAGCCCCAGAAGGCTCCGGCGCTCTGCCAGCCCTCGCGGGCAAAGGCTTCCATGATCTCCAGCGGCATATCCGCTTTGATCGGCCAAGTGTCGCGGAAGGTATTGTCATCAGCATCGAGGTCGATGGCCGCGCCCCAGGAGTGAACCGAGTAGCTCGTGCCGCCGCGTTTAGGGCGGAAATTGAAAATGCCTCCGTAGTCCTCGGCCTCCTCCAAAATTTCGCGCTCCCCAAGGCTTCCGATCTCCGTCAAGACGCGCTTGAGCGAGGCGGCGACTCGAAGGTGGCAGCGGGACTTTGTGACCCGCTTACCTGCGTAAAACATGGGGAATGGGAACTCGATCGTAACCAAGTTCGACTCGTCCCCAGGGGCACCATAGAACTCCCGTAGCGCCTCCTGTGTGGAGGCAGGCCAAGGGTTCGGCGTCGGCATGAGGGACCGAAGATGCTCGCGGCACCGCGCTTGGCTCTTCGGCCCCCAGAATCCATCGGGCGTAACGCCGATTCGGCGTTGCATTCGTTGGATTTGCTCGGTCGTCATTTACCCTTGCGGATAATGTTGATGAGGCCGACCAGCGAGAGGCCCGCCACGATGATTTGCTCTTGGAGCGCCGGATCGAGCTTCACGCCCAAAGCTGTCGCCACCAAAATTAAACCACGCCATGTGCTATTCTCTTTTA